ATATATTATAATAGCAATTGACTAGATAGCATAATAAAGCCCCCTTTTATCCAAATAGGGTTAGGGGTATTTATTGTTTACATTGTTTACATTTTAAGTTTTATGGCTTTAAGTTATTGATTATCAACATTTTATGGTGTAAACAATAGCATTTTTTATTGTTTATACCCAAAAGTTAATATATTGATAATCAACATTTTAGCATTATACGAGTGTAAACAATGATAAACAATGTAAAAAAAAGTAATAAAAAAATGATTTTATTTAAAAAAATGTATTATATTTGATAAATATTTAAAAATAAATTATCATGGAAGAAAATAGCAAAAAAGAAAACAGGATTTGGAAATTAGTCCCGTACCCAGGAAGACCAGTATCATATACGCCAGAAGCATTATGGGAGAAATTCGATTTGTATATGGAGCATAATAAGTCTATTACTTGGGCAAAAGACGATTTCATTAAATCAGGCCCAGGTGCAGGTACAATTGTTACTTTGGACATACCCAATCCACCTAGTATTCGCGCATTCTGCGTATTTGCGGGGATTAGCGAAGACACATTCAGGGATTATGGTAAAAAAAATGAGGAATACCGAGCAGTCTGCTCACCCATACGAGACATTATTCAAACGATTCAAATTTCAGGGGCTGCCACGAACACGTTCAATGCCAATATTGTAGCACGCTGGGCAGGGTTAATTGATAAAAAGGAATTGGAAATCAAATCAGAGTTGTCAGATGACGAACGAAGTGACATGATAAGAAGCATGCTTGAAAAAATCAAGAAGGATTAATAGGAGGTAATCTATTGATCGAATCCCAATCAGCATATTGCCGGTTGGGATTTTCGGTTTTTGGTATTTTCATTTTTTGAAATTTCATATTTTTGCTTTTTCATATTTTTGCTTTTTCATATTTACGCTTTTAGCGTATATGGTTAATTGCGTTCAAGAGTACAAACAGATGTGCTCGATATTAAATAGGTTGATGCCATATATCAAATGAGTTGATGCAATATATGCACGAGCGCAAATAATCTAGATTTGGCTTCTCCAGTCATATCATATATCAAGTCGACAACATTATTGTTTCGATACACCTTACAGACAAAAATTTCAATTTTACGAATTTGTATGCTGGTTACAAGCAATCTATTATTCGTAAATTAGTTCTATGCTTTCTGCTTGAAGCATGCAACTATTTAGCTTTTTTGAGTTGAACCCAATTTTGCAATTTCACAATTTATATATCCGAGTTTTTCAATTTCATGATTTCTATACTCGAGTTTTTCAATTTCCGTATTTTTCAACTTCGAGCTTTTTCAGGTTTGAAATTCCGTATTTCAGTTTCCATCTTTTCAAATTTGTATTTTTCAATTTCCATAATTTCATGTTTACAAATTTTCAGTTTTCAAACTTTCAAAATTTTGCATAAAAAAAGCTGCTATTTTAGTAGCAGCTTTATTGTTTTAAAATTCAAAGAACAATAATGATTCGTTTTTTGAAGTACAACATCTAAGGTTTACGCCGTTTTGCACATTGTAATAGATGATGGTGTTGGTTTTGTTCAACGAAATACTTTTGATAATTCCTTTCACGATTTCCTCGCTTTTTGTTGGAGAATATTGAACTAATTTCCCAACATTCGCTTTTGCTTCAATATAATCAGCTGAAGCTTTTGCTGTTTCTAAATCTACTTTCTCGATTTTCTTTCTTGCAGTTTTTTCGATTTTTTCAACTTCGATGCCTCTAACTTTCAAGATGTCACCAAGAATTGATTCTTGAAGACCTTTCGAAACTTTATAAGCCTCAGTCAAAAATTGATCGTCAAGAGCTTCAAGAGATTCTTGAGAAATTGCAACTATGTCGATAGCTTCGTCGAAATCTTTTTCAAGTTCGATTTTTACTCTTTTAAGAAAAACTTTCTCAGTTTCTCCTTCAACTGAAGTATAAGACTTGTTAGACACTCTTACTTCCATAGCTGTTCCTTGGGTATACAATTTTGCTTTCATGATAATGATTTTTTAATTTATTGTTTTTATGAGTTCGATTTTGTAATTTGCCGATATGTCAAAGAGCTGATTAATTATAAAGCTAATGTACGAAAATAAATCTAATTAAAAAAGTTTATTTTTTAAAGTTACGAACATTTTTTGCAATAATTAAAAGAACGATATTTTTGTTATTATTATACAGCTAATGTACGAAATTAAATCTAATTAAGAACGATATGATGTTTTAAAATCATAGGCAAATATGAATGTTTTTTAGTCTAATCCAAAACTTTTTTATGTTAAAATTATGTTAAAATTTTAGAAATATTATTATAAGGCCGATTTTAGATGATATCAAAATATATGCCCCCAGATTGATTATAACATAGTTTCTGGCTATAAAACCCTTTTAGTATGGTATAATATGGAAATAAAAAATGATGCCCTAAAATAGCCTAAAATCATTCAAATATTATAATCCTCTATCTGTAATCATTATAAATAGTCTTCAACATAAAGCGTCAATGTAAAAGTACTAATAATAAACGACATACAGAAATAAAGTTACGAGCATACTGTTAATAACTCGTCAACTGGAAAGCGTCAAGGCAAAAGTACTAAAAATAATCGACATACAAAAATAAAGTTACGAACATTATTTGGTTGATTTCTTGGAAGCCATAAAAAAGCACCTAAAAATAGTTATAGGCTACCAGGCTGATAGCTAAATTGGGCCACGATATAATATATGCAAAAGATTTGTTTGTAGCCTAGAATCAACCTGGCTGGGATTACTAAGGCTGATTTAAGATGATATTACAGAAATGTCGTGTGCAATATTGGCTTTAAAAACATCGTCCTAAATCATCTCGTTTCGCTTCGACCTCGTCAACTGGAAAGCATCAAGACAAAAGTACGAATAATAAACGACATACGAAAATAAAGTTACAAACATAAAAAAGCCTCTATTTCTAGAGGCTGTTTAGAACAATTACAAATAGGGCTTTAGCCTTTCATGTCACCAAAAGCAACGATTAATACTAAAAGAGCTGAAAAAATTGCGATAACGATAGTAGATGTTTTCATAATGTTTAGATTGAGTTATTGTAAATCATGATTATTAATGTGGCTTTTACAGCTAAGCCATGTGATTCTGTGGTATAAACGGAGCCGACCATTAATTTATCGTAAATGTCTTGAAATTCATTATACAAATCGTTAGATTTTATAAAGATATTATAAACTTGGCTAGCTGATAAATTATTGATTGAAATCAATTTTTCCTGAGTGTCTGTGGATTGTGCCATGGTGCTTGTTTTTTAGGTTTTTATATACTGCTAATATACTAATATTATATGGATTACGAGCAGAAAATTATGTTAATATTATGTTAAATTCTTGAATGTGGTAAAGTCCTTTATAGCACCCCATCTGGTCTGTATGGCCTCGTAGAACAATGTAATAAGCTCAGCCTTCTTGTATATAGATGAGTCACTGAAGCATCTATGTGGCAACATGTGGTTGAGGGCATACTCGTACGAGGCTCTATCCCATTTAGCATTCTTGATAGCCTTCTCTATAAGGTCTGTGGATGGTGGTGTGTGTATCATGATGTATATGTTAATGGTTGATTACTTAGCTAATGTACGAGATATAATATGATTACAAGCAGAATTAAACGTTAAATTTATGTTAAAGTTTATTGATTAATATTATGGCTATATGGCATAATAAATTGTAAAATATAAACAAATAACACAATGTTAAACCTATAACAACATGTTAAACAAATCGGTACATGCACGAACAAATAACACAATGTTAAACCTGTAACAACATGTTAAACAAATCGGTACATGCACGAACAAATAACACAATGTTAAACCTGTAACAACATGTTAAACAAATCAGTACATGCACGAACAAATAACACAATGTTAAACCTGTAACATTGTAGCCATTATGGCATAATTGTAATGGATAATATAGATACTATGACAGTATGGCATGTTTGCATGGAGGCCTGTGGATTGTGATGGCAAGGTGGCTGGGCCCCCTGGCTCCACCGCCCAGGCCCTTCATTCAGGTACTCACCATAATGCAAAAATGCTCTTACAATGCGAGCATAAAAAAATTTTGAAAATTATCTCCCGGCTAAGTGAGTAAAAAATAAGCATAACCAGCATAATCTACTATAAAAATAAATTTGTATTTTAGCACAATTATAACGAGCCCCAAAATGACTATAAACTTAGCAGATTACGACTTAGACAGATTAACTTCAGAAGAACTAACATTACTCAGCGCATTATTATCAGAACAGAAATTAAAAGATAAGCACAACTCCATACGATATATAGATGTGGACACGCCAACTAATTACATTGCTCTGAAGACTAATTATGATAACCTGAAATATGATGGAGAAAAAGCTGTATCAGGTTGCAAAGGCATAATATTAGAAGGGGGTGCGCGTTCACGCAAAACGTATTCTTTTATAGATTTGCTAGTATATATTTGCTTATATTGCGTAAACAATAAAACAGTAATTATTGTAAGAGATACATATAATTCATTCCACACCACATTGTTCACGGATTTAGAGGTGTCTCTGGAAGAATTTGGATTGCACAACCCATTTAAAACTAGTACACAAGTTTCGCAGTTGAAAATAAGAGAAAATCGTATCCACTTCAAGGGTGCAGACAATGTGAATAATGCTCACGGAGCACCATCATATTTGTTGTATTTTAACGAGATGCTTACAATACCGAGGAAAATATTTGATAATTATGTGATGCGTTGTTCACACATGTGGGTTGGCGATTTTAACCCATCTGTTACAGAGCATTATGTATTTGACAATATTATACCTAGGCCTGACGTAATGCATGTACGTACTACGTTTTTAGACAATCCGCAATGCCCACCAGGGGTTATATCTGAGATAAAAGGATATGAGCCATTTTTACCAGGTTCATATAAAATTGTCAATGATACTATATGCTTTAATAACGATAGAACTAGACCTGGAGAATGGTCTCCCATCAGTGAGACAAACATGCCTCCAGAGCATCCGAGTAATGTAATAAATGGAACAGCTAATTTGTTTAACTGGAAAGTATACGGATTGGGATTACGTGGGGCTATGCAGGGTGTAATATTCGAGAATATAAATTATATTAGGGAGTTCCCTGAAGGAGTAGACCATATATATGCAAATGACTTTGGTTTCACTAATGACCCTAATGCGACAGTGAAGTATGGAGAAACTGCAACAGATATATACATTGAATTGATGCTGTACCAATGCGTTGAGACCCCCGATTCATTAGATGAGATTCTTGGCGAAATGGGATTGAACTTAGATAGAAGCAAGCCATTTCCAATGGACAGCTCAGATAAATACACAGCGGAGAATAAGGGTACTGTTGAAATGGTAAAAGGAATGAAAAAACTTGGCTGGTATGCATACAAGATTAGGAAGACCAAATCTATTATGTATTGGTTGTTGAGTATGAAGAACAAGAGAGTGAACATAGTTATTAACCATAATATAGGGTTCGCAAAGAAAGAAGCAGAAAACTACACATTTAAGGAGATTCAAGGTATATTGATAAATGTTCCTAATGATAAGCATAATCACATGTGGGATGCAGCGAGGTATGCGCACATGGCATGGAATACGCAAGAATATGTAATTGGTTGGTAAAAAACTTTTTTATGCTGATTTTTACATATATATTTGACAAATATAATCTATTACTATGGTTTTTACAGACATTGAAGCAATTGCGAAGATAAAAGAGTTATCAGAAGCTGGTACACCTAAATGGGTAACTACTGCTAGAGAAAATTCTATTATATATAAAGCCTTAGTAGATGGTGAGAATTTTTGCGATGTTTTAATAAATAAAATTGAGCATATTGAAAGTGCATCAAGGGCCACAGTTAGAAAAAAATATTCCAAAGACATACGTGACTTATTTGAGCGTGTAATGAAGCCTAGAGAAAATGTATTTCAAGCAAATGGCGGGTCTGAAAAATTATTAATGGCTAATGACAACATCAAGAGTATTTTTATAAAAGCTCAGTCAAACTTCAAATCTAACAAGTCTGTTTTCAAATACCTTTCAGAAGTGTATTTCAATTTATCAGATGTCGACCCAAATGGATTGATATTTTTGGAGTATAAATCAGGTGCAAATAAAATAGTGTACCCAACATACAAGTCTATTGATGACATATTTGAATATGAAGCCAATGGGCAGAAATTGGAGTATTTAGCTTTTAACCCTATTGAAAAAACAATAGGAGACACTAAGCAGAAAACTTGGAGGCTAGTTGATGGCAAATCTGATAGGATTATTTCAGAAATTGGCACAGATATTATAATCCTTAGCCAATTTGAACACCCATTTGGAGAAGTTCCTGCATTGGTGTTATCTGAAAGAGAAAAAATTGGGACTAACATACGGTTGACAGCAATCGAAAAGATAACTGAACTAGCTAAAGACTTTGCAAGAGACAAATCTATTTTGACTATATACAAGTTTCAGAAGGGTTATCCAATACATTGGCGTTTTGTTACACAGTGT